GAAAAAGACATGAAGCTCGCACTGCGGATCACGACCAATCCGCCGATGACAACGAGTCATTGGCTCTACGGATTGATCGTCACGAACAAATTCTGCAAGTGCTACAACGTCGGACTTCGCGAAAACTTTTTGATGCCGCAGCACGAGCAGTACATCGCTCGTCAGGAGCGTACGCTGTCCCCAGACCTCTGGCCGTTACTCATAGACGGCCAATGGGGCAACGTCGGCTCGGGTAACGTCTACAAGGGTTTCTCGCGCCGTATTCATTGCAACGATCCCGCGCGTCCGCTTCCGCCAATCGCGATGGATCCCAACAAAGAAATATTCTGGTCGCTAGACTTCAACGTCTCGCTGATGTGTAGCGTCATCGGTCAGGTATACGTACAGAAATCGCTGTATGATCCGCAGATGCATCAGCGGAATATCAATCGGCCCGTGACGGTCATGAACGATTACAAGCGGCTAGAAGCGCCGGACTATCAGTCCGCCATCTTCTACATTCACGAAGAAATGCGCTTGAAGAATTCGTCTTCGCCGGAAGTCGCTGAAGCGTTCATCGCGCGTTACGGCGAACACGCACGCCGCACCGGCGTCGTTCTATACGGCGACGCTTCTGGTAGCGCACGCGCACAGACGATGCACAGTCAGTCGGCCGCGAAGTCAAATTGGGCCATCATCATTCAAGCCTTGCAACAGGCCGGAATAAAAGTCAGTCTGCGGCTGCAGTCCGCTAATCCGACCGTCTGGGATCGCATCAACGCCGTCAAAAGTCAATTGATGACAAAAGACGGTCCTGGTATGTTCATCAATCCGGATCGTTGTCCGTATCTCGTCACTGACTTAGAGTCTGTTTCTTGGAAGCAGGGAGAGAATGTCATTGATCAAGATACGGATCCGACGCTGACTCACTTATCAGACGCGCTTGGCTACATGGTGTGGGTTGAGAGAACATTGAGAAACGGCTTCGCAGTCAACTGGCAGAATCCGCTGAACCCGTAAGGTGTTATTCTAGATCCGTGGAAGGTAAGTCTGCGTGGCGTTCATAGACTTAGAGGCACTTCTAGAAAAGAAGGGTCTCTATCCCAAGGGTACGACTGAACGATTCAAGCACATGGACGCTTTAGAGCGCGTGCTGAACGGGTCTATCTTTGATGACGCACTAGATGTTCCGTTTGACCAAGAAGAAACTTCTGGTAGAACATACATTCCGCTGAAGCAGCGCCGTCCTGCGTTGTTTTACAACATGGCGAAGGTCATCACAGATCACACAACGTCATTGACGTTCGGTGAATCGCACGCTCCCGCAGTTCGGTTGAGCATTGAAGATGACGACAGCGAAGAACTTTCCAAGCGTCATGAAACGCTGGAACAGCTAATAGAAACAATTGAACTAGACGCTATCATGGCGGAAGCGATGCACGTCGGTTCAGTCGGCTCTGTTGCAATCATTCTGCAAGTGCTTCCAAACAAACGTCCGTGGTTTGAAATAGTTGACGGAAAGTTTTGCACGCCGTTCTTTGATCCGCGCGATCCTACGACGCTTCAGCGTTTAGAGCGTGTGTTCTTCTGCACGCAATCTGAGCTAGAAGCGGCTGGATACGATATTGAAGAAACTGACGATAAAGGCGAGCTCAAGTATAAGCCGGGCAAACGTTACTGGATTCGCATACTCTACACAGAGACGGATGAAATACGTTCTTTTCCAATGGTCGAAGAGCGTTACGAGCTTCTAGGCGAAGACGATCCTGATGACGTAACGAAAAAGGTTAAGTGGATCGTTGACGAGGAGCGCTCGTACAAAAACGATTTCAACTTCATGAACGTACTGTGGATCCGCAATCTTGATCATCGTCGTAATGTCGACGGCAAGTGTACATTCGCACCGATTATTGATCACATGATTGAGATCAGCTATCTGCAATCGCAAATAGGTCGCGGCTATCGTTACGCGGCAGACCCGATGATCGTTATTTCACGTGGCGAGTTGAACGCGTTGAATCCGCTTGGCGGATTTAGCGACGGTGCGACAGCGCAGTCAACGCCGATCCAGAAATCGCCAGCACGCGCAATTGAAATCAACGGCGATGGAAAAGCATCAATGCTTGAAATCACTGGCAACGGTTTGAAGAACGCGGGCGAGCATGTCCGCATGTTACGTGAGTACGCGTTTGAAATAATCAGCGGCATGAAGGCCGACCAGCAGCATGCAGGCGGAGTTCACTCCGGCCGTGCGTTGGAGTATCTGCACAAAGCCTTGATCTGGCTTGTAGAACGTTTCCGCGTTTCGTACGGAACGCGTGGCTATCTTCCGTTGTTGAAGATGGTGATTCAAGGCGTGAAGGATGGAACGCTCGCTTTTCCGCGTGTGGAAGATGTCCATCTGGATGTTGACGATAGCATGCGCCTCGTGTGGCCGCAGTGGGAAACTCCGACCGGCCAGGATCTCCTTGCGACGTTGCAGGCTTTGCAAATCGCCGCAGGCGGCTCACCGCAAACGCCGGTTCCGCTGGTTCCGCGTGAGTACGTCAGCCAGAAGTCTGCGGCGGCGATCGGTGTCAGCGATGGAAATCGCGCAGCAGCACAGCTTATCCATGATCATGGTGATTTGCCCTTGCCCTTAGAACTTCAGCAGCAGCAGGTTGAAATTCAAGATAAGACCGCTGATGCAGCAGTTGAATCTGCGAAGAACAAGGGGAGCGATTCCCCGAAAGGAACAGCAGCAAAGTAATGAAAACTTCTCTCTATCCGTTTGATCTTCAACTCTTTAGCGAAGCGGATGACGCAGCAGCAGCGGCGGCGAAAGCCAAAGCGGATGCGGACGCCGCAGAAGCCAAAGCGAAAGCTGACGCCGATGCCGCAAAAGATAGCAAGAAAGACGAGGACAAGTTTGATCGGTCGTACGTCGAACGTCTCCGCCGGGAAAAAGCCGATGCTGAAACAGCAGCCAAGGCGCTCCAAAAAGAGAAAGACGATCGTGAGGCAGAAGAAGCCAAGAAGCGCGGAGATTATGAAAAGCTCCTCGCTGCAAAAGACAAAGAGCTCGCAAAAGCTCGCGATGAATTCAACGCGGAACTTACTAAGCGAGATCAGCGCCTGGTGCGTACTGAGCTAAGAGCCGAAGCGACTGCGGCGGGAATCATTGACCCAGACCTCATCAGTCTGGTTGACATGGATCTCGTTAAGTTTGAAGACGGTGAGCTCAAGGGCGCGAAGACCGCAATAGAAGCTCTGAAGAACGCGAAACCGCATCTTTTTAAGAAGGCGGAAGAATCTAACGAGGATGAGGCGGATAAGAGCCGTCGTAATCGCAATCTCGCACCGAATGGTGGCGACAAGACCAACAAAGAAGTGAAAGACTCGCATACGTTAAGCAGCGAAGATTTCGAAAAACTCTGGGGTCGAGCCGGAAAGGCGTAGCTTGAAAATGCAATTCGAAGATCCGTGGATCTACCCACGGGTCAAGGCTCTCCGCGAAGAATACGGAAGTGTCGCAAACGCTGCAGAAGCCTTTGCGAAACAGTTCGGTCTTAGTTACGATGCGGTTCGTGTGCGTATGCAGCACACGTTCAAGGGCGACTTCGTCAGTCGTGTTCCGTTACGTTGGCGGCTTCCGTGGCCGTACGATCTGTACGAAGATCATCCGTGCGATGCGCGACGTACAAAACTTGTCTTCGACAAAGGACGCATCCTCGTTAACAGCGACGGACTCGTCGTCAAGTCTCCTGCGGAAACGTTCGATCCGCCCCATGATGTTCGGCGCGACAACATGATCAACGACGCTACCGGTTCGCAACTTGGTGACGAAGTTGAATCCAATGTGCTAGAGCCTATCTACGATGCGCGCGAAGTTCCACAAACAGTAGATGAACTACTCGCGGGATTTGAGCGAGCGCAAGCGGAGAAAAAACTCCATGACCGTTCGCAAATACGTTGCCGGGTTGATTTTAGAGAGCAGAACCTGCCCATCGCTGTCATGGGCTATAGTGACGTTCATTGGGGAAGTGAAGACGTTGACTACAACGCGATTCGTCGTCACGTTGAACTCCTAAAGACCATTCCGAACTTGTACGCGTTCTGCTTAGGAGATGTCAACGAGTTCGCAAAGCTAAAACATCGTGGAGCCGTTGAAGGCCAGATTCATTCTCCTACAGTCCAAGCGCGCGCCGCTCGGGCTGTTTTCTTAGAGACCTGGG